CATTTCCTCATTGCTGAATTTATAGTTCGATGCCATTATTCATCACCCAGATACAGTATAGCATATCTGGTAAGACGGTTAAAGTGTTTTACTAGATTTTAGTATGAATATTCTTGTTTTCCATGATTCATAGCTCCTTTCAAGAGTGGTGGGGCGACGCATCGCGCGCCGCCCCAAAGATTTACGATTTGCCGAGGGCCTTGCGGGTGTCGGAAAGATAGTCGACACCGTTCACCTCGCAGATGTAGTTGTACGGGTCAAGCTCCATGACCTTCGCGTCATCGATGTACGTCACCCAGCGGCGCACGGCGTAGCTGCCAGAGCCGTCCGTGGGAGACGCCGGGGCGATATTGCCGTTCGACAGCGTCTTCGGAACAAGCACGAGGACGTGCTTGACGGACTGCGTCTTGTAAACGCCCGCAATCGGGTCGTACACCTGCTGCGGCGCGCGCAGGTCGATGTTGTGTTCGCGCGGCTCCAGCAGCTTCAGGCTCTCAGCGCTGAAGGTGCGGAATTTGAGCTGCGCGGTCATGGCGTTCATATGGCCGATGATCGGTGCCTCCACGTTGCCGGCAATGCCAGCACCGGAGACGGTCGCAACAATGAAATCAACATCGGGCAGCGTCACGGAAGCCAGACCGAGGAAGTCTTTGGCGTCTTCGTAGCAGGCAAAGTTGATTACGGCCTGATCTACCATTCCCATTGTTCAGTCCTCCTTCGTCACGCCAACGCGCTCTGCACGTAATCGGTGTCGTATTCGAGTACGAAGTCGATCTCCTGTGCAGGGCTGGGCGGCGTCATGTAGATGTGGATTCTCACGATACCGGCCATGAGGTCCGTCATGGGATTCTCGGAGTCGAGGATCTCAACGCGGGCGCCGAGCAGATACTCGCTGCCCACAAGCCCTGCGAGCCAGTTGTTCGCGGAATCCTTGATGTTGTCCAGCAGGCGCCGGTTCATGGGGCTGTCCGTCTTCGACCAGAACGTCTTGATGAGGGAGTTGCCGACCCACTTGAACATTCTGCTGATCGGGATGAAATAGTCCTTGATGTCGGTGTTGCTGGGGTAGCAGGCGGTGTAGTTGCCCCACGCCACGAAGCCATTCATAAACTTGAGCGCCGTGCAAATGCCGTTGGCGTTCAGAATGTTCGCCTGCTCCAGCGTGAGGGTGACGTCTGTGCCGTCTTCCAGGCAAGCGCCGTCGCACTGGAGGGCCTTATTAGAGGGCGATTCATACGGCACACCGTCGTTGCCGCTGTCCACCTTCGCCATCAGGCCCGCGAGCTGGGTGGAGAGATGGAACTGCTTGCTGCCGAGCTTCACCTGCGGCCAGACTGCAATCTGAGCCGGGTCGATCAGGTTCGTCGCGGACTTCTTCGCGGCGACGGCGTCATAGCTGCGCGCGCCGTTGGCGGAGCAGTCAATATCGCAGATGGACTTTGCGCCGAGAATGCCGTTGATGACTTCGGCCTTCGCCGCCATGACGGCCTGCACCGTGCTGGTATGCGACCATCCGGGCGCGATAATGAGGTCGGGCGTGGTGCTGACGGTTGCCATGCAAAGGTCGATGGCTTCGATGCCCTTGACGATGTCATCATCGTCGATGTCGGCGGTCTTGATCTTGTCGTAGCTGATATACAGCTTGGTCGCGGCCTTGGCTGCGCCGTCCTCGATCGTCTCGACGATAAGGTTGCCGTCCGAGTAGTACGCGGCATAGTCCGTGTCTTTGACAAGCGGCGATTCGGACGAAGATGCCGTCTTGACAACGAGACTGGACAGGATCGCGTCGAACGGCAGCTTTGCCTGCTTGCCGGAAAGGGTGACTTCCGCGCCCGCGACGGCCTCCTTGTTGGTGCTCGGATCAAGCACGTTGCAGAAGATGATGGGCTGGCGCTGGAACAGCTTGAAATGCGAGTACATGACTTCGCAGATCGTGTAGGTCTTCCAGTCGTCGGAATAGCCCAGCTTCTTTACCGCGTCTTCCCAGTCGGTGCAAAGCACCGGGGTAAAGAGCGCGGCCGGGGATTCTGCGGAGTGAACCGGTGCTGTGCCGACAACGAACGGCACACCGGATTCAGCGACAACGGGCGTCGAAACGCTCGTTTTCTGCTCCCGCACATATACGCCATGCTTCAATGGTTACTCCTCCTTCTTTCTCCGGTCTGCCAGCTTGTGATAATTCACGTAGAGCAGATTACCGGGTGTTTTGACTTTGATTCTTGCCTCGGACACCTGATCGCCGGGAATAACCAGCGTGGCAATCAGCGGATATTTCTCAACCGCTGCCGAGATCTGCGCGAGCGCGTCCTGCTTGTCACCGTACAGAATACGCGCCTGCTGGATCGTGCCGACGATGCTCGGCCCGATGTACATACAAAAGCCGGCGCTTTTCGCACCGGCCTTGCCTTTGGCTTTTACCATGCAAATGCCTCCCTGTTGACACTGGGGATTTTCCATACCGACACCAGCTCCGCGCAGAAGTACGGTGCGGTGTTGTCGGTGTAGTAGAGTGTGGACAGCTTCTGTGAAAGATCCAGCGCAAACTGCTTGGCGATTACGCCGTGCATCAGAAGCTCTTGACGGAAATGCTCGACCGTCGTAAGCAGCCGCAGCGCACCTTCCTGATCGTCTTCACCGTACACGCAGAAAAGAGAGCGGACCTCAACGCTGCTGTCCGTCGGCTCGCCGGGCTTCTGCTCATCTTCGCCAGTGACGATCTGATGCAGAATGTACGGCGCTTTCGAGGTCGCGGATTTGACATCGGGCAGACGCTGGCGGTAGACCAGCGGCGGGCGCTCGGCAGGTTCTTCCTCGTCGCCCTTCTGCCGCCGCACGGGAAGAAGAATTTCGCGCATGACCTCATTCGTGAAGCTCGTAAGCGCGTCCAGTAAATTCAGTCGTGTCATACAGACGCCCATCCTTTCACTATCGCATCCACCTCATGCATCAGTCGCTCCTCGAACTTGCTCATCGCCTGTTCACCAAGGCGCTCTTTCACCTCATCGCCACCGAGCATCTGCGGAACAGAAGAACCCATGATCTCCTTGATCTCGGCATCGCCTGTGGCAGTTCTGCCGCCGGTGCGCTCGAAGATGCCAATGTGACCAGACTGCATCTGCGCGACAAATGCGCGGGAGAACGTAGTCGGCGCGGTCGAAAGAAACTGATGGCCGGTCGCGGCAATGCCCGGATGAACCGGGCGCAGATTGCCGTTGACGATTGCCATGACGGTCTTTTCTGTGTTGACGGTCGGTTTGCTGGGAGATGAGCCGCCATAACGCCAAAGCGGAATCTTTTTGCCGCGAAAGGAAATTTTCGCTTCAACCCCGTTGAAATACCGATAGCTTGTCGTAATGTTCTGCTCAGCGCGAATATCCTTTCTGGCTATATCGTACCGCTTACGGATTTCTCTGGTGCTTTGCGTCCGAAGGTGCGCTGTCGCGCGGTTCATTGCTCGCTTCATCGCAATTTCAATGCCACCCGGAATATCTGCAAGTTGCTGTTCTGCATTGTGAAGTAGCTCTGGAGAAACAATTTCAACGCGCGCCTGGAAACTTGCTGTGTACGGAGCAAATCCCTTATTCATTCGTCAAACGCCTCCAGTTCCACACGCAGCAGACCGAGTTCACAGACAGAGGACGCGACGTAGAAGCGTCGGAAGAAGGTAGCGTCATCGGGATCGCTGATCTCCATGCGCGTCCCTTTTTCCGGTTGGTTGCCGCCGAGATCCTGAATCCTGCAATGCAGCACGGACGAAACGAGGAACAGCCCCTGAATATGATCGCTCATAAGCTGGCGGCGGTCTTTCTCTTTCAGCCCGGACAGCACAACCGGAATGCCAGCGTGATCCTCGCCGTCGTATGTCACGCCGTCGTAGACCACGATCCGCTTCTCTGCAAACTCGTCGAGGTTCATAAAGGTCCGCGCATTGTCACGCGCGACCATGTCCTTGAATTTGCTCATACCACCGGCGCGGCGGCGCTCAGATCAGGAAGATCATCCTCACTGATTTCCTCGCCCGGCTCGACGGGCACGGCGGCGATTGCCGCAATCAGGTCATCTTTCTTGCGGAGCTTCGCCGTTTCAATGCCAAGCTCGGCGGCAAGCTCTTTGAGCTGCGCCACCGTCATTTCCTGTAGCTGCTCCGCGTCGAGATGGGCCTCTGCGCCGCTCTCTGCGCCGTTTTCTTCGCTGGGCATATCGGCGCAGGGGGTGTCGCCGCTTTCGACCGTGCTGCCGCTTGCAACAGGCGCTTCGTCTGCTTCGTGGATGATCGCTGCGACGCCGAGCGCGACGAGACGCCTTGCTTCGGCTTCGTCTACCTCGCAGATGCCGCCGCGCTCAACGAGCTTCGGCATGGCGTCCTTGGTCTTACGCCAGCCGTAGGAACCGCTGATAATTTCAATTTTCATGTCGTACTCCTTTCACGCGCCGATCAGGCCACGACGTTTGCCGCGTAGATGTACGGGCAGTAGTTTTTCGGCGCAGCCAGCGGACGGGCAGCCAAGCGCAGCTTGCGTCTGTCGTTGGGCTGGTCGAGAACAAACTTCGGGACGCGCTTCGCAACGTAGGTGGAGAAGTCGGTCGAGCCGTAATCAATCTGCGTGATCTGGCCGTACATCATGTGACCGCAGTCGGGAGCTGTGACCATTGCAGAGGTCGCGGGGAAGTACCGCTGCTCCGCACCGCTGTCATCGACATAGGTTTCGTCCACGCAAATCACGTTGAGGCGGAAACCGCCGAAGTTCAGCGTACCCATATAGGTAACGCCGTCATAGTGGCTGAGCTGCTGATCAATCGTGCCGATGATGATGCCGCTGTTGCGGTCGAGCAGGGACTTGACGTCCGTGAGAGCGAGGATCGCGTCTGCAACGTCGGAGCCGATCACGAGGTCTGCTGCCCGGAGGCCACGCTTGGACAGCTTGCGGCACATATTCTTCACGTCGGAGAAGAACGCCGCACCCTTTTCGTCAGTTGCGTTCCACTTGGTGCTGACGGTGTAGGCGTGATCGCTCGCCGTGTCATAAAACTGCACATACAGCTTTTCACCTTCGGTCTTATCGTCGATGTACGACTGCATCGTGCAGGAGTTGTTGATCATGGTCTGGACGGCCATCCACTCTTCACGACGGGTGATGCGAATGTCCATATCGGAAAGATCGTCACGCTGCAGGCGGGCGGCGCGCTGGGCCGGGGTGCTGTTGGCATAGATGGCTTCGCCGAAGCCGCGCTTGCGCAGATCGTCCTGCGTCAGCAGACGAGAAGGCGCGATGAACGCGGGCTGGTATTCGTGGATCTCAAAGCCCCGGCGTTCCATCGGAATATCACCGGCGCGGGAAGACACGAACGCCGCCATCTTGCGGTCGCCCTTGCGGTACTCGGTCAGCACCTTGTCGGAAGCGAAGATGTCGCCATCGCCCGTCGGGAAGTAGCGATCCTTGAAGAACGTCTGCTTGGGCACGATTTCCTCAACAATCGCCATCAGGATATAGGTATCAAAGAAGTTCAGTTCTGCACTCATAGTTGACTCCCTCCTTAGTCGGCAGCAGCGGCGTCCTTGAAGACGATACCGCGCATACGCAGATTATCTTTGTCGGTTTCGGTGATGCTGTAGCTGGCGGTAACGCTCACCTTGTCGGGATCGAAGCAGCCGGCCGTGTAGACAGCTACCTTCTCATCGGCAGCGGTGCCGACCTCGATGTCATCACACAGAATGCAATCGGGGGTCAGCGTTTCGTTGCTGACAGCCGCAGTACCCAGCACCACCAGCTTGCCGTCGCCAGCCGTGCCGTAGGATTTTGCGAGAATCGTGCCGCGCTTGAGTGTGACAGCAGAAGTGGTCTGCTTGCGAATGGTGCCGCCGCGTACCTGAACGGCAGGCGCGACGTCCGTGAACAGACCGTCGAAATTCATCTCACCGAGTTTCTTGCTCAGGTTCGTCATAGCTTAGCCCTCCTTCTTGCCGAACAGCGCAGAAACCTTGGCCCTTGCATCGGCCAGCCGCGCTTCCGGGGTCTTCTTCGCGTCATCGTCTTCTTCCGCTTCCTCAGCAGGGGGAGGCGTCGCGCCAACGTCTTCAGCGTTGGATTCGTCGGCATCGTCCTTGAGGTCGGACAGGAATTTCTTGCCCTGCTTGGCGCGCTTCTTCGCGTCGGCCATTACCAGATCGGCGGCGGTGCAAGGCTTTTCGCCGTACTTGGCTTCGCGCACGTCGGCAGGATCGAGCAGGCTGGCGACTTCGTCAATTTCCTGCATCCGTTCCCGTTCAGCCTGAACCGCCGCATTGACCGCTTCGGTGTGATCGACAGCGGCCCGTGCAGCAGCTTCAGCCTGAGCGATTTCGTCCGGGTATTTTGCCCGGAGCTCTTCCAGTGTCATAGAGTTTCCTCCTTCTTCGCCGGGATTCTCCGGCTTGTTTTTATTCGCCTCAACCGGGGCCGCTGCCTCGGAATCGACCGTAGGAATGTTGTCCGGGGCAAACATGCCCGGAGCGAGGTGAAACTGCTTGCCGCGCACGAACAGGCTGCGCCCATCCGCGCTAGCGGCGATACCGACAGGCTCGGCATCTTCAATCAGTTCATCCGCGAAGCCCTTTTCGATGGCCTCACGACCTGTCATGTAGGTTGTATCTGCCATCATGTGCATGATGACTGTTTCGGAAAGCCCGGTTTTTCGCTTGTAGACCTCGGACTGCATCTTATCCCATGCGTCCTGCTGCGTAGCCTGCTCCCGCAGCTCATCGGCGTTATAGCCGCCGAAAAGAAACTGCCAGCACTTGTGAATCATAATGATGCTGGACGGATTGACCTTGACCGTATCGCAGGCGCACATGATGATGCTGCCGCCCGACATGGCTACGCCGTCCACAATACAGGTGAGCTTTGCGCCGCTCCGGGAAAGCTCCCGCAGGCGGTTATGAATCATATTTGAGGCTCCGGCGTCGCCACCGTAGCTGTTCATGCGGATTGTGATGTTCTTGCAGGAAGAAATCTGCTTGAGGTCCTCCAAAAACTCACTAAGTAGAATGTACTGCCCCTCGATGGGTTCGCCCCACCAGTTTGTCGGCTGCTGCTCATAGATGTCACCATACATGGTGATCTCGGCCGAGCTACCAGATTCATCCGTAGTGGCCATGGTATAGACCTTTTTGCTGATCGAAATAGCCGGCGCATTTTTCATTTTCATGCCCGATTCCTCCTTCACTCTTCACCGCTCGCAGGCGGTGTGTTTTCTGCTGGCTGCTGTACGCTCCCGATGGCTGCGAGCAATTCATTTTCACGCGCAAGCTGATCGACATTTTCTTCCCAGTCGCCGCCAGACATTTCGCGCGTAACCTGATCGTTCGTCTTGATGGCGCGGTTGGTCAGCATCAGAGCGGCCTCGGCCTCCTTCTTTGGGTCGAGGGAACCCTGAACGGGGCCAATCCAGCGAGCGCCGCACCACGCCTCGCGCAAGAGCGGATCTGTGTGGAAGCCCGGAGCATTGATGCGTCCGAGCGCAACAGCTTCGGCCATGAACAGCTCGTAGATCGGCTGGCAGAAGTCGTTCACGAACCAAGACCGGCGCATTTTGAACGCTTCCCATGCTTCCAGCAGCGCACCGCGGCTTGCAGAGTAGGAGCTGTTGAATTCCTTGATGAGTACGTCATAAGGCAGTTCCAGCGCCGAGCCGACCAAGCGGCAAATTGTCTTCACGAACGTCTCAAACCCTGCGGTCGGGATGTTCGGACTGCCAAAGTTGACTTTCTCGCCGGGAGCAAGGTGCGTTACCGTACCCGGCCCCATTTCGTACTCGTTGGGATCGTCAGAGATATTGCTTGCACCAGCACCATCCGGGCTGGCAGTCGGAACGCCGGCAATGTCTCCTGTGCCGACTTCATTGAATGGCGTACCGGACGGATCGGTTTCCGTTTCAATCCATGCCGTAAAGAAACTCTGCACCAGCGCCGCCATCAGCTCCGATTCCGTGTAGCGGCGAAGCTGCAGCAGCGGCTCAATAACCTGTGCCAGATACGGAACGCCGCGGTACTGATCGGGGCGCTCGCTGTCCATGATGTGCAGGATATTCGGCAGGCCGGTGCGCTCACCGTAGGCCGGGACGCGCGTCCATTCCTGTTTCTCGGTCGTGATCTGGTGCGGATAGGCGTTGCTGATGTAATAGGCAACGACGCGGCCGTTTTTGTCGACCTCCACGCCGTCGAAAACGCGGTGACCGGCGCCGGGCTTCCCATCCGGAACGACGGCATCCATGAAGCCGCCGTAGGTGTAGCCTCCGCTGAAGTTGGTAGGTGTGGAAACGCGGTCTGCTTCAATGACGTGCAACCGCATAGAATAGGGATTCAGCGGCGCCGCCGGGTAACGCTTCACCAGGACAAACACGTCTCCGGACATGAGCCACGATTTGAGCGCGAGCTGCTGCAGCGCCATGAAGTTGTTCAGGCCGAGCGCGTCGCAGTTCTGCTTTTTACCGCCCCAGAGCCGAAATTCCATCTCGGCTTTGTGCTGCCACTCTTTTGCCGCCTCCGGAGAAAGCCCCAGCAGGTCGCGGTCGACGGTCGCTTTCAGCGTCAAGCCTGTGCCGACAACCTTTGTGCGGTTGGTGTTGATGGCGCTCGTGGCCACGGGCGACGCCATATAAAGCATTCTCGACCGCTGGCGCAGCGTGGCGTTGTTGCGGTTAATGTCTTCGTTTGGCGAACCGCTGTCTGGGGTGAACCCTTTGAGCGCGCGCCGGGTGACGCTCGCACCAGCTTCGCTATACCCCTTGACATACGGCGCGGCGCTCCGGCTGTGATTTCTCTTGCTCAATGCTTTCGCCTCCTGTGAAATAGAAAACGGACACTCTGGCGGCGAAAGGAGAAAACTCCGCCAGAGCGCCCGTGCAAAAGCCCTTTCGGGCGAATTGCTGTATTTATCATTTTCGTGACCTCACGAAAATGCTCACCAATCGCGGGGGATGACGCCGAATGCCTTGCGGCGCTTGCTGCCGTTCAGCTCCGAGGTCAGTTGATCGATCTCATTCTCCATCTGCTTAATTTCTTCCGACAGCGCCGGGAGATCAAAACGGGTGAGCTGCCGGTCATCGATCATGTAGGATTTCACGCCGCCGTCGACCAGCGCCGTGTATGCGTCATAGAGCTTTTCAAGCGCCGCTTCGCGGAATGCGAGCCGCTTCTCGATGATGATTCTGCTTGCCATAAAACACGCTCCTTACCAATCGTCGTAGTATTTCTGCCTGCTGCGCTGCGCCGGGCGGCGCTTCGGCGGCGTAATGTTCGCCGAGGGCGGAGCAGGTACGCGAACACCGGAAGCGGCCTTGATCTGGCGGTCGATCTCATCGAGATTCTTCGGCAACGCCTTAAATGCGGCAAGCGCGTAGTTGCGGCAGTCCAGAGGCTCGTTACGCTCGTGTCCGGGAATCTTCTTCCACGACCACGGCTGCTTCTTGTTCGGATCATAAACCTTCGCTTCCGACAGCAGACCCGCAAAATAGGCGCTGCCGTAATCGTCGCGCTTCGGGAAATGGCAATATTTCTGTCCGGGCGTCTGTACGCGCAGATTGTCCATGATGATTTCCTTTCCGGAATCGACGCCGAGCTGATATTGCCAGCAGGTGCCGACCGCAATCTGATTGACGAAGATCTTCTGTTTTTTCGGCGGTGAGATATAAGGCTTATCCTGTCCGGGCATACCTTTGATGCAGAATACTTTCTTGCTGATTCTGGCGTTGCATTGTGCGCGAACGCTCTGCGTGAAGTGACCGCCCTCATCCACGAAGGACATAGACACCCGCAGGCCGACGCCGTTCTCAAAACGCATCACACGGTCGAACACAACTTCATCGAGTTTGTTCCATGTGGCGTCATCATCCGGGCGTCCCATGACGATTCCTTTTTCAATGCCCCATGTTTCGCCGAAGAACCCGTGCCCGACGATCTCATACTCCATGCGATCATCCTGCGTATCAACGCCAGCCGTCAAAACGAGGACGCCCGGCGGCAGCTCTACCGGCTCACCGTTTTTGTCCTTGCCGTAGTCCTCACGGCGAGCGAGCAGGGAATCCTCATCCTCGATGTCACCGCGATCTTCCCACGGCTCGCCGAAGCAGGTGTTGAAAACGACCTGCATCTTTTTCGTGCTGCCGAGCGCATTGAGATACTTCAGGACAATAGATTCCCACGAAGCCCACTGGCTGACGAAAGCGTTCAGCCAGAAAGAACGGGTTCCTTGGCCGTAGGCTTCCGGATTCTCGGCAATCCATTTTGCCGGGGCGCGTTTCATCTCCGCTTCCGTGGAAATGCAGCCGCAGCCGGGGCAGGTGTAGTACACCTTCTTGACCTTGTAGGTCTTCTTGTGAGAGACGATGATTTCGTCGTACTCAAAGCGAATATCAGACCAGCGGATTTCGTGGTACTCGCCGCAATGCGGGCATTTGGAGTTCCACCGCTCCATCGTGCCTGTGTAGTAGGCAGCTTCGATGGCGCTGGCATTTTTGATCGTCGTAGTTGATACTTCGACGGCCTTCGCATTATAGAACGTGGTCTGCCTGGCCATTGCCAGATCCCACGGATCGCCCTCATTGCCGGCGCTCGTTGCCCATCGGTCGCGTTCGTCGCCGAACACATAGCGGATAGGCTTTGATGCCAGCGCGTGTGCCTCGGTCGAGCCGCACATCGTAAGGATGCCGCCCGGATAGGCCTTTTGGAGAATCGTATTGTGAGAGTCGCGGCTTTTCGGCGCGGCGATCTTCTGCCGCAGAGCCGGACTGTCGCGCAGCATCGGCGCGATACGGAGCTTGGAATACTCCTGTGCGTCGATGGTTGTGGGATGAATGAACAGAATAGAGCCGGGGTCCTCGTCAATGATGTAGCCGATGCAGTTATTCAGAAACTCGGACTTGCCGACCTGTGATGCGGCCACCATGACGATGTGCCGAACCTTTGGGTCCGTAAAAGCGTCCATCGGCTCGCGCAGATAAGGCGTGCGCTCTGTGCGCCAAGGTCCGGGCTCGGCTGCGCTTTCAGCTGAAAGGCGGCGCTTGGCTTCCGCCCACTGGGATACCGTGACATCGTCTGGCGGCGTCATGCCGGACAGAGCCTTTCGCATGGCTCTATTCAGACGCGCCGCTCCGCGTCGTCTGGCTTGGCGTTCGGCTTCGGCTTTTTTCAGCGCATCAGTCGATGCCTCATTCTTCGTCATAGCTGCGCCCCGCATTACTCCAGTCGCGCCGCTCGTTCACCTTTTCCGCATATTTTTCAGGGTCGTAGTGATACGCTGCCAGCTCCCGCATGACCTTATGGACTTCCTTGCGGATGATTTCAGCAGCTTCGGCGGGGCTTTGCGCGGCGGTGACGTCAACGGACAGCCGTCCCGGAAGCGACAGCAGCGCGCCGCGGATGGTGTAGATCAGGTCTTCCGTGAAGCCCTCCACATCTTCCGAGCGGTGCAGCTTTCCTTTCAGCTCCTCGACCTCCATCTTCGCAAGCTGGGCTTTGGATAACTTGAGCTGTGCTTCAGACTGCCGTTTTGCTGTTTCCAGCTTCTGCTCGGCTTCGCTGATCTGCGGCTTGGAAAGGAAATTGATATATCGCTGAACAGCGTCGCCGAGCTGGAAGTAGCCGCGCCTGACGGGAATAATCGTGCCGTCCTGCGCCATCTGCTGCACCCGGCGTGCTGTCACGCCGAGGATCGCGGCCAGCTCTGTCGTGCTGATTTCAGCTTCGGCATCGATCTTGATTCTCGTTTCAGCCATATAGCAAGCTCCTTTCGTTTTTTTCGAGGGGGCTCAGCGGAATTTCACCGCAGCACCCGTGCTGCACGGGCGTGACCCTTACCCCGATGTGGTCATATGAACTTAGGAGGTCAGCGCGGTATGCCTCACCCGCGCTGTGGTATGAAAAATGCGCGGTATCTGCGTCGATACCTGCGCACATTCCAGCGGTAATCGTAACGAAATTACCAAAAAAACGTAGAACTAACTAGGCGAAATTTGGGGTCGTCGAGCCCGCAACAGATGCCGCCCCCTCCCGACAGTACCTTTTCAGCGGCCGAATCGATCACGACGCATGATACCCTGCCACCCAGCAAACTTATCGCGCGTGACAACGTCCTTCTCGCAGGGCTTCTTGCAGCCTTTGCGCCCTCGATGGCAGATGCACACCGTCTTTCCATTGACAATCTGCACCCAGACAGGAATCTTCTCTTGTTCTTGCATCGTTTATCGCCTCACATCGGTACGGATTTGACAGGGGATTGGCTGCATACCCACCCAGCCCTTATGAATAATTACCGGTGGCTACGATTGTTCTACGGAGAAAACTGCATCGCCCTCCTTGATGAACATGACGTGGCCGCAATGCTCACAAACGACCTTGGCATACTTGGGCGGCTTCTCGGCTACGCTCAGAGCGGACGCTTTGGCGCGGTCTACCTGCTCCTGCGTGGTGATTGCAACATTCTGTGCTTCTTCCTTTGCGGCGTTATCCAGATAGGCTTGGTATCTGGCACGGCGGTCCTCTTCGGATTCACCGACCACCCCATCATCGAAAAGAGCATCGGCGTCAAAATCGTCGCTGGGAGCGGGGAAGCCAAGGGATTCGAGATCGAAGTCAAAGTCAAGGTTGAGCATATCGATCTCGTGGAGCAGCTCGTCGTTGATCCACTCGGAGAATTCGGAAATGCGGTTGTCGGCCAGACGGTCGAGCTTGATCGTTTCTTCGTCGGCGTCTGTTACGACGCAGGGTATTTCCTCCATGCCGAGCCGAATGGCGGCAGCATAACGGGCATGACCTTTGACGATGATACCGTTGCGGTCGATGACCAGCGGCACGTTGAAGCCAACCTTCGGAATGATCTCGACAAGCAGGTTGACCGTCTTATCGTTTTTCCGGGGATTGCGGACATAGGGCTTGACCTCGGAAATCTTCTTCATCACGATCTGATTAACAATCTCCATCAGTGCCAGCCTCCTTTCGATACTTCTGAAGCTGACGTGCCTGATTCTCGGAGATCGCAGCGCGTGTGAATGAATTGTTTTCGTAGAGCTTCGCATATCCGGTGATGTGCTTGAGGCGCACCAGCTCTTCCGGTTCTAGGCCAAGCTCATTGCAGACCTGCAGATCGGTCGCGCCGTTCATCAGCATTTCCATGACGATATTGGACATACCGTTAATGGAGTGCTTGCCTCTGGCGCGGTTGTGCCGAACGGTCGAGGCCATGAGATCATTCATGGTCTTGCCATGAAGAACAACACAGGGCAGTTTCCCCTCGCATGAAGCGTAGATGTCTTTGAATCTGCGCATGATGCTGTATCGGTGGAAGCCGTCGACGATAACATACCGGTCTTTCTTTTCGTCGTAGATGGTAACGACGGGCTGCGTGTAGCCGTCCGCTTTGACGGAGCGATAAAGCAGCTTCATCTCCTGCGTGGCGACACTGTTGGGGTTGTAGTCATTTGCGTGGACCTTTTCAATGGGTATCCACTCGACCTGATGAATGGGCTGATCTGAAATCATTTCTTGCTGCCCATATATTGCTCAAACTGCGCGGCGTCGCGTTTGCGGTAGGTGGGAGCCTTTTCCCGGATACGGAAGCGGGAGCGGGCATTTGCGTTGTTCGTGCCATCAATATCATTCAGGACGATCTCTTTGACATGGACACGATACCATTCGTCTCCGGTCTGATTCTTCCAGCGGTTTCGGAACAGCTCGTGGTATTCGGGCTTCACGATATTGGCAAGCAGATAGTCGCGGTATTCCTGCCACGAACGGAACGCAAAGGGGAGCTGGCGCGGGATGATGTCGCCGCTGTCGAAGGTATGGGCGAACGTGCCGACGCCTGATACGCGACGGATGAATTTGTTGTAGGTGTCCGGTTCAAACTCCTGCAGCATTTCGATTGAGTGCCAGGCGGTTTCATGGATGAGCGCTGAGACGCGCATGGCCTCCTTGGCCAAGCCCCACTGGTATTGCAGATCGTAGACGCGATTGTACGCCCAGTGATTCTTGGCAATGGCTGTCCAGATGTCATCGTTGGTGAAATCGTAGATCGGCCAGAACACCTGACACCTGCCAACTTTCTTCTTGCACCACGTCACGCCTTTGTATCGGGCTTCATGCTGCGTGATAGCAACGCGCCGGTTCAGGCTTTCCGTCATGCGCATTCCCACCAGCACGGCACAATTCTCAGAATCGGTGCAGTAGGACGGGAGGACGTTGACAAGCTCATGGAATCGGTTTTCGCTGCTGGGGTTTTCCTTGATGGAGAGCGGGTGCTGCGGGTGAATCCAGATCGCTTTGTCCTCCGGATTCCAAACACTGATGAAATTCTTCTCTGGGGAGAGCGTGTTTGTGAATTCAAAGGGGATCTGATACCAGTACGGCGTGACTTCGGGCAGCTCCATGATGTGCTGCATATAGTCCACCGTCGCTTGCCACTCGGCTTCCTGATCGAGCCAGAATACCTTGAGCGGCAGACGCCCGCGCTCCTGCGCAACCATAAGCGCCATGCGGAAAAGAACTGTGCTGTCCTTGCCGCCGGACATGCTGACGATCACATCGTCGTGGCCGTCGAAGATCATCCGCAGCCGTTCCAATGCTTCATCGAATACGTTGTTTTGCAAGTAGATCATTGCTGCTGACCCCGCGCCGCTCATGTGAGCAACATAGGGTTTCCTCCTTTTTTTCGATGTACCCGCAGCCGGCAGCGTTGGCGATACGCCGCAGGTTCGAGCCATCCTCCACGCAAGGAGCATCGTGGAGGCAAGTCCTCCTTCCGAATAAAATGAGCAGCGCCCCCGAAGGAGCGCCGCCCGGCTTGATTGGAATTTTACATTTTGCACTGTACCACATAAGAGGCAGAATGTCACGAAACACGACAGCAGCCGATTCCCGATGACTTCACGACAGTTATTGTTGCTGTTGCTGATGTCACTCCGCAGAACGTTATTCCATCAAATAGCGGTAGACGCAATTCCGCACACTTTCCTCTGATCTGTATTTCCCGATGAGTGGGGCAATTTCTTTCCATTGAAGCGCCCGAATGAAGCGGAGGCGGAAGATAATGCGTGTTGTACCGTCCTCAATGGTGGAAATCCACGCGGCGATGCGTTCTTCGCTTTCAGCAATCGCAGCCTTTTCCCGCTCGATCTCGGATTCCAAGTCTGCAATTTCAACAGCAAAATCACCGACCTTATCCCTGACACCGCTTCCGCGCGGCATTCCGGTCAATTTCTGCGCACCCGGGACGGCAGCATCCCAAAGGTTTTTAAGCGTCTCCTCGGTCCTTGCAAGTTGCTGAACCGCGTCCAGATGCTCATTCAACTGTGCCAGAGTCATGTGCGCCGCCCCTTTCCATCGTTATTTCGTCTTCTTCCACGCACGGATCGCGGTCTTCTTCGTGCCTTTCGGCTTGCCCGCTCTACCGCAATTATAACACCTGACGCAAAACATGGGCGGTGTTCTTGGACGCAGATATACTTCCTCGACCTTGCAGCGGCTGTCCGCACCGCAAAACCGGCAGGTCAATTCATCAATCCTCGGCATCGCAATACCCCCTACCTTGGGAATTGAGATTTCGGCAAATCGTGCAAACGCGGTCTGCGGGGCATTCGAGATGCGTGTTGAAGTAGCAACGTGGCTGCTTGTTCTTCGGAATGAAACGAATGAACGTTTTGTCGCCATCGGCCATGATATGCACGTGAGATTTTCTGACAGCCATTCTGTATAGGCCAACGAAGACTTTGGCATCATTCTCAACTGCAAAAGGTTCTCGGATGAACCGGCTGGCGTCGTTTCTACTCATGCCAGCGCCCATCAGCATCTTTAACGCTCTTTTTCGCTTCATGCCGTCACCTCCCAGCCAACGCCTCACCCATAAAGAGCAGGGCTTCGGTGAGAGCGTTTGCGGAAACAAGACATTTGAAAAAACGACGTGAGAGTTGAGCAATGGTATCGCAGACACTATCGCAGCGAAGATATGTTCTGTATGCCCGGAGATTGCTGTCACCTGGCGCCTTGCTCTGCATAATCCTGTTTGCCCGGTTGCGGCTATATCCGCGGGCCATCAGCAGCTTAACTGCGCGTTTTCTGGTCACTGTTCATGTCCTCCTTTTCCCCGTTCCATCCGTTTCTGCTCCATACGTGCCAGCCGATCATCGCTTGCGACAGCCCATTTCCGACGCTCTGCCGCGTTCGGGCGGCGCAGGAAATCAGCTCTGGCATTTGAGGTATAGGCGGCTGGCATACCCAGCTTTTTCGGTTTAGACATTTTTCAGTTCCTCCAAAGCCCGCTCGGCTTCTTCTAAGCTGAGAAATGCGGTTTTGCCAAGCTCGCTTGCCAAAATCTTGATTGTTTCATCACGGTAGTTTTTGGCGCTGATAATTGTGGCGCGAAGCGTGTTTGAGAGGTGGAAGTTTATCATTGTAATGGTTATCGGATATATCCTGCCGTTTTCAATGCAGTAGAGTGTATCACCGTATTTGCAGGGAGGCAGCACCACAATGCATCCAGCTTTGTCTTCCTTATCCAGTTCACGGAGATGTTCAACTCTGGAGGTGTCCTCCGCAAAAGCCATTTCGATAAGCTCCTTCATGAAAGCAACCTTTTCGGGCAACATTTCGGAGTCCTCATATGATGCAAGGCGGTTCATCATTCTCTGGCGGCAGCCCCATAGCCCACAATCTGTCTGAATTTCGCAGCCATTGCAGTTCATGTGTACGCGCCCATCGGCGCGTCGTTCAGTCAATCGTTCCATTCTGTTTCCTCCGATATTCGTTGAATTTCTGACCGGTGATAATCGGGCGGCACCATTCCCGTTGGAACCGCCGCCACTCCGGGGCGTACTTGCCGTCCTCGCCGCGAAACAGCATGGCATACGGCACAAAACCGGCCTGCATGGTCTGGGTCAGGCGCTTCTCTGCGTCTTCAAAACTGTCGCCGTCGTATCCGCACAGCACATAGCAGCACATGGCGTGGCTTGCCGGGCGGAATCCTGCCGCCCGCAACTTCTTGCCCATCTCGATCAGCGGCTCCAGATCGTCGCGGGTATCATATGCCGTGTAGAGCCGCGCCGGTTTTATCTCATGCAGAAGATCCGCTTGCCATTGCTGCAATAGTGCCGGTTCTAAGCCGCCCGTAAAGATAGCCGGGTGTTTCTGCCTCTTGAGCATTTCGCAGACTGCCCGGAAATGGCGTTCGGACGTGCCGAGAATGTTGTCGTCGAGAATGTTCCATCCGTCAACGATTGGTAGCTCACGGATTTCACCGTGTGCGCAGCGCGGCACAGAGCAGAACCAGCATTCTTTCGTGCAACCACGTGAAGTGAAGATCATACCCTCTCTCAGATACAGTCCCTGTGTGAAGCTTCCCATGCGGTCATCGAACGCCGGACCGCCGACCTCCACCGGAACGCCGAGAATCTGCCATGCGTCGTATAGTTCCTCTGCACGCTCCAAATCCCACGTGAAGGTAACGGAAATATGCACCGCTTCAATGCCAGCCTTGATGCAGTCCGCAATGTTCTCAATCGTCGGTGCGCCGAAAAATGCGAGCGGATCAGTTGGAGATGCAGCAGTCTTTCGCGGGAACACGCGAGCAATCATTGTGCTCCTCCAATCCCTGAGAGCTGATACACCACGTTTTCAACTTCTGTCAGTATCTCGCGCGTTGTCCATGTCTTTCCTCTGGCACCGTAGCTCGGTAGCTCGATACGATCACCAAAGTGCATATAGTCCCAGCCAATCCAGAACGCATCCGGAAACAGAGGACCGATGCCTTTCTCGGAATACGTCAAGCCGCCGTGGCAGCTAACCTTGATCTTCTCATAGTTAAGCCCGTAGCACGGGTGGTCTTTGGGAATCTCGACATAGGCGCACGGGTGAGAACCGAGGGAAACAATGCAGTAATGATACCCGTGGACATACCCTTCGTCCAGAATCTCACGATCCGCATTAGGGTCGCTGCTATATGCCATTTCTTTCATTTGCGTCCTCCATTTTTGAATCGATCGGCATAGGGGCAGGTGGCCCAATGCGGCACATAGCCCACGCCGGTTGCTTTGGCCGGGTCTTCCGTATATTCGCACGAAAGCACCTCTCCATTCCAAGTGACAATTTTCTTGCTGCCGACGCGCGGCTTTTCGATGTAGTAGCGCGGGGTAGCATCGCAGGGGATAGATTTGCCGGCTGGCGTCGTAATCCAGACAAGCGCAGCCATACACGCTTTACAAGCGGCCATTGTTTTCATCCTCCATTTCGTGTTGTTCGATATGAGCATCCGGTGGTCTTGGCGAAACGATGATGTTGCCAAACTCATCGGCTCCGCAGAAAAGTGCCCACTTCGGCAGGCCAGTTTCGCGGCTTACTGCGTCCAAAAGATCGTCGAGCTTCTGCTTGCCCTCTGGTGTATTGAGAGAGCGCATAACCTTTTTCATCCGCAATTCGAAAATAAGCTCCCGAATCCCTATGTAGGTGAAGATGAGCAGAAGCGCAAGAGTCAAGCCAAGTCCTATAGCTCCGATTCCGAGTAGAAGCGTCTTAATCATAGAACATCCTCCACGTGCCTTTCACGCTCCAATGCCCACCATCTTTCAACGTCGGCTTTGAGCGATACCATTTACGCCAGCGCCAGAACAGGATCTTCGGCGGCTCATTGTTCTGCCAGCACCGGAGTTCCAGCGCATATTCCCGGCGCCGCTCGCGGCGTTTCCACTTTTCACGTCTCTGGCTCATGGTGATCTCCTTTCGCCGCCCGCGTCTGCACACTAGAGGAAACGCGCTTGAATCTCAACCCATCAGCGCCATCCGTCAGAGGGAGCGCACGGCGGCGCTCGATCTCAGAGCGATAATTCCCACAATGTTTGCAGGCATCAGTGATGGCGCGATGGGCGGCACAGCCGCCCAAGACGCACATCTCAGTCAAAACAACTTGAGGCATTTGCGAATCTCCTTTCATTCAGGAGCGCGTCTGCGCTCCATTCACGCGGCACCAATGGCGCTGCGCTTGTTTCTTCCGCGCCAGCCGGCAGGCCGGGCAGAAGGTATTTTCTTTGCGCTCGATAAAAGAACGACCGCAGCGAGCGCAGTGCTGCGGCGGGATTCTGCGGAACTCAGTGCATTCGTCGCAGTTTTCACAGCGGTCACACCCTTTGATTTCATCCCAGCTTACGCATAACAGCCGCTGCCAGTATGGATTATCGTCAATGTCGTTGATGCGCTTGCGGAGCACTGAGCAGAGCATTTCAAGTGTTTGCACGGTTTCTGTTCGCGTTCTGGACAGGTGTACCGCCTGCTTTACGGTCGGGTCTGGCGCGCCATAACCCCAAGGATGATCTTTGAGCATGGCGCGTACTTTGTCCTGATTCTCGGTCAGATAGACGAAATAAACTTTTCCACGCACGGCTTTTTCGGATTTGCCGAGTGCCTTGCCAATGGCGGTGTAGCTGTCGCCTTTTCGGATTCCGTCTGCCAGCACATCGAAGTCGGTCTGTGTCCAAGCTGCGGATGAGCCATGATTGTCGGCTTTGACCGGCCGCTCTTTCAGCCCGAGGTCGTTGCATCGGCGCTGGATCGCGCCGGCTGAGCGACGCAGCATATCAGAAAGCTCGGCATAGCCGTATCGGTGCTGCTGGAGCAGCATTTTCAGCCGTGCGTCCTCGTCAGGCGTCCACGGGTCTTTCCGTTGGAGCGCGAACGCCTGAAAATCTTTTTTGCGCTGTTCTGCTACCCATGCAGGTTCTTCGCCAAGCGCCAATGGCTCCATCTTGGAAAAGTCAATGAACGAGCGGTGCTGCTCTGCCCACTTCCAGAACTCATCGAGGTGGACGACACGGAAGCTGTTCTGATTGACACGCTTTGTGTGAATCGGAAATCCACGGTTCTCAACCCAGCTTTTCATCTTGTAGCTGCCGCCTGCATTGGTGCCGCAAACGGCGATTAGAAGCTGATTTAGGGCTATGTAATCGCTGCCGAGCAGAGCCGGTCCGAGTCCCATCCTCTGCTTTTGCACATTGACAGCATCGACGGAGCGATTCAGATTCCTGGCTATCGCTGGGATCGACAGAATGCCCCATTGTTCCGTGAGGTACTGCCGTTCTTCATTTGTCCATCTTTTCATGCGTCAGGGTGATTCTCCTTTCTGTCAGAACAATGTGAGTTGTCCGGCTTTTGTTTCCCGCAGGGGCAAGGCGGGCGGCGCTGCCGGCTTGGTAACTTGCTGTGATGAACCGGTCGCAGGTGCAGGAGAAGCAGAAACCGTTGGTGCATCTTGTTTTCCTAACTTGCGTGTAACTTGCTGATCTTGCGTATCGACCGGTGGAAACAGCAATTCCATTTGCGCCCCGATGCGGCGGTAGTGCCAGATGTCGCGGAAATAAAACGGGGTGTACCATATGTTCTGGTCTGGCCGGGGGATAAGCCCCCGGCGGTCAAGTGCTGTTGAGGGATGAAGAAGCGTGTCGCCAATCACGACGTACCCGGCGCAGCCCATGAGCGATAGCTGCAGGTAGCACATCAGACCAACGATGTAGTCAATGTCCTGTGCTACAAAAAGCACAGAGGTCTGATAGTTGATTTTCTGCCGCGTACAGGCGTTTGCAAACGCCACCAGCAACGCTCCTGCACCGCAGGCACAATCGTTGACGGAGATCCAGCCGTCCCGCTCTACACGCGCTTGGAGGCCTGTGCCGGTGATCTCGGCCATCATACGGCAGACATTATAGGGCGTGAAAAACTGTCCAGCGTGGTCATTGCCCAGATCAAGCGCCATGTAAAGCTCACCGAGAAAGTCCTGGTCCGGGTTAAAATCCATACCAATCACGACCTCTTGGAGCATCTGCGAGAATTTGAGCATTTCTTCGGGCTTGTACTTTCCGGCAATCGTCATGTACGTCTTTTCGCGCTCAGCGGCTTGACTCCGGTCAACGGTATTTGAGATCGCGATTGCGGCGAGTGTTATGAAATCTTGCCAGATTTCCCAGCGTCCATATCGGCCGCAGAGGGAGTTGAAGATCTTTACAAACTCCGTCTGATGGGTGCTTTTCAGATTGTGCGGCACACTTCTTCCCATGGCTTATTCCTCCGTCTGCGCCGGTTCAGGCGGTACGATGGAACGCTTGGTGACCTTGCCTTTGGTGGACTCGACACCAGCATCGAAGCCGCGCCGGTAGATGCGATAGAGGTATTTCGTCAGGTCTTCACGGTTCATGTGCTTGATGGTTTTGTAATCATCCCGTTTGAGCAGAGGCGGGTTCTGATTATTCATCGTCTGAGCCCTCCACATCGTCCGGCTCGTCGGCAGGAAGGACTTCGCGCGGATTCGAGCCAGCGAACGGTCCGACAATGCCGTTTTCCTCCAGCAGCTCCATGATGCGGGCGGCGCGGGCATAGCCGACGTTCAGGCGGCGCTGCAGGAGAGAAACCGTCGCCTTGTTTTCCATGCGCACGATGCTGACAGCCTGATCGTAGAGATCATCATCGGCGGCGCCAGAATTGTCGGCAGTATCGCCGAGTTCATCATCCGCGTCCTCCAGCTCGTTTACGTCATCCATTTCAGCTTCTGCTTCCTCGTTGATGCCTTCCGCGTCTTCCTCGGATTCATCGTCTGCGGCTTCTTCCTCGCTGATGACTGGCATCATGCCAGCGGCAAGCGAGTGCTTTTCCAAGACGTCCTTGAAGAAATACTGCTGCCAGTATGTAATCATCTTCATCAAGATCGATTCGATCTTGGTGCGGAGCGTTTTTGAGATCGTAAACGTGCCGCCGGTGACGCGCGTTTCAAGCGCACCGTCTTTGAAGATCCACATCATTTCGGCTTCGGGGCTGATATAGCCTGCTTCCTCAACCGCTTCTAGCATGGAAATCTGTGCGTCCATGCCCTGAATCGGGCGGATGATGAAGATGATGGGGTAGCGGTCTTTGAGGAAGCGATAGGTCAGATTGTGTTCGTCACAAATACCCTGCATTTTCTTGGCTTGCGCTTCATATAACGTGATTTCACTCATTGTAAATACTCCTTTCGTTGTCAGTCGAGCAAGAACAGCGTTCCATTCCAAGCTGTCTTCACTCTGTAATTTTGTAGATCGGTTTCTTTTACGTACTTTCGGCCGAACAGCGTCTTCATGTTCTGCCAGTCGGCCCAAGGGATTTTGTAGACCTCGTCGGTCGAAAAGCCGGCAACGACGAAGCAGCGGGCGCCGAGCCGCTGGTGTCTGTCCATGTAGGAAGCCTGCTTGTCGATAACGCGATCCTGCGTCAGCCGGTCTGTGGCTGTGAACTTGGCTTCAAACAGGACCGTCCTGCCGCCCTTGATTGTGCCTTTGTAGTCGACCTGCGCCTTTTTGGTGTAGCAGGCGAGGAATCGACCGTTGCCCTCCGGTTTGATAACCTTCATCGGCTCAGGTGTCTTTTCAATCTCTGCATAGCCGCGCTCGCGGTAGTAATCGAAGGTGCTGTCAAGCCGCTGCTCGAAATACTGGCCCTTCTGGCGGGCGATCTTGCCGAGAAGCTGCCGTTTTGGATCTTTCGCCATGGCTGCCTCCTAACCTTTGCAGTACCACATACCGCATTGCTCGCAGTAGATTCGGCTGTCCGGGTCGTTGCCTTGCGGAAACTCTGCCTGGAAGATGTAACCCTTGCCCCAGAGATCGCTGTGATTTCCGGAAAGAACATCTTCCGCTACAGCCCATGCCCGCGCAACGGCGTGGGCCTCGCCGGGCTCAGATGCACGAGCTGGCCAGACAACGCCAGTTTCCGAAAAGGTGCCGTACTGCTTCGGCTGCGTCAGAACACCTTCGAGCGTGTCGGGATAGCGCGGGTCAGCTCTGCGCATAAGAGGAACGTCGCATACGCGATAGCGGCACAGGTCGCAGCAGTTGTCGCCGCCGGCTTCCGTATAACAGGTGATGGCAAGGAGCTCCAAGTCACGTTTGTCCTGTGCATCTACGAAGCCGCCCTTTCCGCAAGGCTCGCTGTCTGCCTCTTGGGGAGGCTCTGGCAGGTCATATGTACGGGGAATATCGGCGGTTTCGCGTTCGACTGGCACGTATGCTTCGTCCAGCAGACGGCTCTGGTAGGCAACTTCGTCAAATTTCTGCGGGATTGCAGAGGAAGTCAGAGCCGGTTCTGCTTCCTGCTGCGGCATTGCGATTGCAAGAACCAGCGCGGCGAGCAGAACCAGCGCCGCCAGAAGAACAACCGTAGGCAGGTTGCGCCTTGCCCATCTTTTCATATCCTCATCCTCCATTCTCATTTCCATCACCGAGCGCGAACTGCTGCGCGACACCGGCGATCATCTGTTTTATGTCTGACGGGAGCGCCATGTACTCCCGATCGTTCTTGATGCGCACCGTGTAGGAGCGCTGAAAGTTGGAAGCGACCACGCTTTGCACTGTTTCGGCGTTCATCATGCCCCATTCCCGAAGCTGCTGCGGTGAACCGACAAGCCGCTGAATCGTAGGTGGCAGACGGTCGTATTCTTCTTTCGCGTTGTAGCCGCTGTTTGCAATCGCTCGATAGACCAGCGTCCATGCCTCAGCTGCGGTCATCTCCTGCGGCGTTCGCATTTTGATGATCTGCGCCTTGACTTCACCGATATTCGGTGGGAATGTACTTGTCCGTGATGCAATCATGGCTTTTACCGCGAGTGCAACCACGGCAACAGGCTCGTCTTTGAACATTTCTGCCCATAGGTCAACGATCCTGTTTGCGTCCTTTGCGCCAAGACCGTTGTAAAACTGCGGGTAGGCTGCTTTCAGGACAGCCAGAATGTCAGCCGTTTCAAGCCTGTCCATTTCTCATGCCCTCCGCGATGTCGGTAAACACGTTGCCGCTGGAGCTACCACCCTGATAACGATACTGCCCGCCCTTGTCCTGCTCCTTGGAAAGCCAAGCATTGATGAACCGGCGGATTCCCGATTTCGTCTTGCGCCGCTTGGGATTGTCGGTGCTCCAGCTTGACATCTTCCTGAGTTCCTGCATGACGTTGACAGCGGGGTACAGCTCACACCAGCGGTTGTAATCCTCGGGAAACACGTTGAAGAACGTCTTGTCATTGAGGATGATGCTGATGATCGGCGGCGCGGAGACGGTTTCCGGCTCTGCGCAAGAATCCTCCGTATTCTCTATATCTGCCTCTTTATCTAAGCTCTTATCTCTAATCTCTTTATCTCTATCTCTATTCTCTATCTCTATGGGGAAATTTTCCCCACCACTTTCCCCGGCAGTTCCATCGGAAAGCTCCGGATTCTGACCAGCTTTTGCCTTATTCAGGCGTTTCTTCTCGGCCCAGTCTGTTTCACTCCCAACAAGGTTGTTGTGGTCCGCAAGAACCAGAACACCGTCAATGTCTTCATAAACAAGACCGAAAGATTTATAGAGATTAAGAGCCACGCGGATTGTGTCCGCGGAGAACCATTTGAGATCGCGCTGGATTTTCGGAATGTCGTATTTGATAACGACCTCACCAATCTGTCGAGATAAGCGACCATCGGTGTTGATGGTCTTGAGACAAAGCATCTGATAGAGAACAACGTAGTTTGCACCGTCTGGCTGTGACATAAAGTAGTCAATGGTGTCGGAGGTCATAAAGCTCTCCTTGAGCTTCATCCAGTAGAATCTTTTGCCTGTTGCCATGAGAGACCTCCTTAGAACGGCAATTCGCTGTCATCGTCCGCGAGCTGCGAGAAGCCGCCGGTCGGGTCGTAGGTCGGCTCGCCCTTGGGTTTGCCGCCGTCACCGTCGCGCTTAGAATCGCCAAAGTAAACGCTGTCGGCAAGAATCTCGGCCGAGCGGCGCTTGTTGCCTTCCTTGTCCTGCCAGTTGCGGATTTGAAGCCGACCGCCCACGACGATCATGCGCCCCTTGCTGAAATACTTCTCTACGAACTCAGCCGTACCGCGCCACGCAACAATGTCGATAAAATCCGTTTCCCGCTCCGCGCCCTGCGCCGCGTAATCGCGGTCGCAGGCGACGGAGAAGGAGACAACCGCCGTGCCGCTCTGCGTTCGGCGAAGCTCTGGGTCGCGCGTCAGACGTCCCATGAGAACAATGCGGTTCAGCATGTCTTCTCCTCCTGCGAAGACACTGCATCTGCTTCGGGCGCGTCATCATTCGGAATCACAATAGCGCGGGGCATTCCCAAAATGGCTTCGAGTGCGTCGCGCTGGTTTTTGCTGTGAAGAATTGCTTCACAGACCCGCAGCCGCTCGGATTCGCGAATCATCTGCTCCAAGTCGACGTCCATGATGATGCCGGCGCCGGGCGATTCGTCAAACGGATAAACGTGAGCGTCTTTTTTATTGAAATTGAGCATTTTTGAAATCTCCTTTTTCGATGATTTTGATAACTTCTTGGCACTGCGGAATGTCAAACATTCCGATATGCGTCTTCTCGATCGGAAGCCCCATCTGCTCGGCGAGCCATCCGTAGGCGGCTTTGCGCCGCCCGCGGAAAGGACCGGTTTTCCAGAGAGGGTCGAATGATGCGTGTGCTGCCATCTTCCATTTGCGGAGTGCGGCATCTGCAAGGCGCCCGAGCGGTTTATCCGTTCTGCCATGGCAGCCTACATACGCGCCGCAGTTTCTGCAGAGGTAGGCGGTGTGTCCAAAGCTGCGTCCGTAGATTTCGGAATCATCGACCAGCGCAGCTTTGTGACCGCAGTAATCGCAGTAAACGGTCAAGGTTTCTTTGCCTCCTTTGATCTATCCGGCGAGTCCGTCTTGATGCCCAGTTCTTCACACTCGGAAATGATTCCGTCGAGGAAAACAGCCATCTCCGCGCTGGTGTATTCGCTGGTGCCTTTGAGTGCGCGGTAGTGGATGAACTTCTTTCCCTCGATATAGCCAGTGCCAATCTCGGCATAATGCCGAGCCACGAGCCGGGGCGGTACGCCGTCGCGCAGGGAAAACAGCACCTTGCACTCGTTTCCGGCTTCGTCGATGTAGCTTTCACCAACGCCGTAGCGCCGAATCATTTCTTCGTAGACAGATTCCTTGTCGGTTTTCAGCCTGGCGGCGAGCTGCTCAATGAGCGCCCATGCGTAGCTGTTGGCGCGAAGCCCGCGAGGATCGGCTTTTTTCGTGATGGTAAACGTGATCGGGCGTTCGCCGAAGTTCTTCCAAATATCCTTGCAGCTTTCCCGCGTGTAGATCGACAGGATATATTCGCCGCTCCGGGCATAGGTGATGTCTTTCAGAAAGCCGTTCATGCCTGTTCCTCCTCGACGTGACCGTGCAGGTAAACGTACTCGCCAGCAGGTCCGATGTTCTGGTAAATGAAATCGTCACACTTGGCTTTGGAAAGGTGTGTTCCGAGTACGCGCCGCTCATAGACGAATTCGCCGTTTGCCTTTTTCTCGCTGATTCTGGCTTGGATTTCTTCGTCCTCGTAATTCGCTTCCAGCAGGTAGAGGTCGAAGTTCGGCGCTGAGATCCCGTTCAGGTTGTTTGTGTCAGTGGCGTAGAGGACCTTTCCAGCCGGAAGCAGCAGCTTGTAGCCGCAGTTCGGAACGTCATGCACCAGTGGCACAGGCTCGACCGTAAAATCACCGTAGCTATATCGGTGGTCAAAATCGTACAGGTCGATGTTTGCGGGCTTGACGCCAGCTTCCACCAGAGGCCGCACCAGCCATCGGCAGCAGCCGAAACGGAGCGCCGGTCGGTCCGCTGCGAGGGCGTGGAGCGTGCTTTTCCGGAAATGATCTCCGTGCCAGTGTGTCAGCAGAACAAGCCTGAGAGCTTTTGCAACTGGCTTCACGACCTTGTACGGAACGCCGCAGTCGACGAGAATCTGCCCGTCGATCACAACGGCGTTGCCGGTAGAGCCGGTTGCAAGGACTTCGTACGGAACACTCATTACAGCGAATTGAGGTCAATCTGCTCCGGTTCACCGGCGTTCTCCTGAAGTTGTGCCGGGGCGCTGCCCTCAACGGCCGGCTGCGGGGCGTCGGTCGTAAGCTCCAGCTCGTCGGAATGGTCGGTAATGATTTCACCAGTCCTCGGGTCAGCAGTCAGGACAGATCCGTCATCAATAAACGCCTGCTGTATTTCTGTGGACATGATGCCCCACTTGCTGATAAGCTGGCGAAGCAGCGTTTTTTGAGCCATGCTGTCAAAGTCCTTGTACCAGAACGAGGAGTACTTCCACATATCCTTGTCGGCGATCTGGCCGTTCTGAATCTTGTCGTAGGCCTCCTTGCTGAACGCCTGAGAATATGTATCCGCATGGTTGAGAACCTTTTCACGCGACCAGTAGATGCGCTTCCGGAAACCATTCAGGTACTCGAAGTGCGCCATGTAGCCAACGATCGGAAGCCTTTCACGCAGATCGTCATCCTCAATGAACCTGAATCGCGGTTCCGCCGTTTCGGGATCTTTCCCCAAATATTCGCCTTGCCGAATCTCCATGCAGCCCAGTTTCCGATACTGGCCGCTGCGAAGCGCAAGCTGGATATATCCCTTGTAACCAAGGACAAACTGTGCTTTGGAGCATTCGGGCGAAAGCAGGTGACCTTCACGGTCATACTTGGCTTTCTGCTTGAACGGAACGAGATAATACTGGCCGAGCTGCGGCGAAGGAGAGAGATTCAGGGCTTCGCCCAGCAGACCACCGGCGAGGATGGAGCCGGGGTCACAAGTCTGAAGCGCCGGGGTAATAGCGACGGCGGACGTGATCGATGCGATGAAGCGGTTTGCGCGCCCCGGTTCTTTCAGCGTGTTGTTTATAAGGTTTCTGTAGTTTTCCGTGGTGATAGCGACGGAGAACGTCTGCTTCTTCGCAGGCGCGATGTTAGAACTGCTCATAGTCGTAACCTCCATTTACGAGAAATTCTTTGAGTGCTTTCAGCTTGTCAATGCCGCCGCGGACGCGGAACGAAACCTGATAGATCTTTTCAGCAGGCACCTCGGTGGGAATGGGCTGCTCGACGGGTGCAGAAACGGGGGCAGGCGGTTCTTCGTTCAGAACTTCTTCGATCTTCGCCTGCGCGGCATCCTGAACTTCTTGTGCGGACTTCATGGCGGCGCGGCGGCGAGCGGCTTCTTCCATCTCCTTGTGACGCCGGTCAACGATCAGGGCCGCTTCCGGTGCGGAAAGCGATTTGCGGTACTCGACCAAGACCTCATCCTTGTGCTCCAGCGTTTCAATCATCCGCAAATCGTTTGAAACGTTCTGCAAGAACAAGGAAGCCTGTCCTTGCAGCTTTCTAAGAGAATCGGACATCGTGATATTGATGCCGCAGCGCTCAAACGGCGCGATGTCTTCGGGGATATTCAAGCTCGCGCGGTATTCGTTGTAGAACGCGACAATTTCCTCGCGCTTGGCACCTTTGATGCCGTTCTCAACGGAAGCGATCTTGGCTTTCAGCTCAGCGTCTGCCTTGGTGAAAGCGTCGGCCGCACATTCCTTGTAGAGCTTTTCAAAGGCCTCATACGGAGCAAGGATAGCCTTTTTGACTTCACGGCGGCGAGCCTCCAAGTCCTGAAACTCCTTGTTCAACTCGGCACGGGCCTTCTTGACATCCTTGTAGGTAGCTTCGGTACAGGCCAGCGCCAGCACCTGCACAACGCGAGCATCGACAGAAGCTTTGACCTGCCGCAGTTGGTCTTCGATAATCGGCAACTGCTTGACAACGATCAGATTATTTTCCATCGGTCGGCGCCTCCTGCGTGATTTCTTTCAGGAGCGGCAAGATCCGCTCGTCGATGCGGCTTTCCGGCACGTTGATCTCGCAGATCACAGCGCGTGCTTCGCGTTTGGCTGTGGGGGCGATAACCTCCATTCCAACGGAGGCGTTCGGAATGCTGCAGCGATAGCTATAGGCGCGTCCAGCGCGGACACTGCCGGTTTCCTCATCGCGGTAATAGACATTTACGATCATGTAGATTCTCCTTTCATGCGTTCAAAATCAACAGGCTCATCCGGGTCACATGGCTCGACCGTGAACGTGAAGCTGATACGCTCATGGCAGAACTTTCGGAAGTTTCCATCCGGGGAAGCCATGCAGGATTTCAGGAAGTTTTCTTCGGTGTATGCGCTGCTGCAATTCAGGATGCCGGGCTCCTTGTCGGGGTGGGCAAGCCGGAATGCCGCGCAAGCCAAGTTGACGTTCGGGGCTTCAACTTCCGTCCAGCCGCCGACGAAAGGCTGACCATCCGTGCCGTAGGTGAAGTAGTATTTATTCATTCGCAATCTCCTTTGCTGATATATCCACGCACAACATCGGTGAGCCAGTCCTGCACAGTGCCGTAGCCGTCGGCTGCAAGGTGCGCTTTGAGCTGGGCAGCTTCGTCGGCGGTGATTCTGGCGTGCAGCTTGTCCTTGAGCCGGTGCTGATCGGCGGTGCGAAGATGCTTGCGGACATTACCATCCGGGTCAAATTTGGCATAGAGCAGCTTCATCGCCTTTTGCGTCAGGCAAACGCCGTAGGCGTCGCTGTTCTCGCACTTGCTCTGGCTCGTCATGTCGTACTTGGGGTAAATGGTCTGCACAACGGCAACCATGTCTTTTGCGGGCGTTTTTGTTTTCAGCCGCAGCTCTTTCAGGCTGTTCGGCATGAGCATTCCTCCTTGACGATGCGATTTTTCGCTGTTATGATCGAAGTGGGTCTTTGTGCCTGGGGCTGTTTCCGTGCCAGCGGAGCGGCCCCCTTTGTTTTTTCGGTTTGGCAATCACAGGCTTCGCCCGGATCGTTGTTGCTTCCGCATTCGGGGCAAGTCCAGTAATATGCCATTGCTGTCATCTCCTTTCTTCTGTCGTGCGTTGCCGCTTCCCTTCCCGATAACCGATGAGCCATTGCTGGTAGCGTTCTTCTTCACCCGGAACAGAAAACGCCAGCTCCATCAGGTCAAGAACACATCGCGCCAGCTCCTCCCGGCGAAAGGCGGGAATCTCTTCCGGGTTGATATGAATGGCTTCGGCTGTTGACATCGACTGCGTCCCTCCTTTCTGTAATCGCATTTACGCGACTATGCGGCCAAAAAAATTTCGACTGCCTCGTTGGCGGTGAGCGAAAGTTCCTTACAAATCCCGTGAATATCACGAATTGTAAGCGTAGAAGTCTTCAAACGGCGGTAAAAAGTGCTCCGATTGATGCCGATCGCATCTGCAAGAGCTTCTTTCGTTGTATTCCGTTCGGCGATTTTGCCATTCAGCTTGTTGACGTCTACATGATACATAGCTCGTACCTCCTTTCTGTAATCGCATTTACGCGACTTCATGTTTCAAGAATACAACCGCTTGTTGCGTTTGTCAATAAGAAAGTTGCAAAAATGCGAACGTTTTTGTTGCATATTTGCAACATTGGTGTTATACTGAGGCTATAAACACGGAGGGGGTTAATATGACTACCGCAGAACGAATCAAACAGCGCCGAAAGGACCTCGGCCTCAGAGCGGAAGATGTTGCAGAAAGAATTGGCGTTTCCCGCTCTACTATGTTCCGCTATGAGAATGGCGAAATCGAAAAGCTCCCGATCAATCATCTGGTTCCTATTGCAAAGGCGCTTCATACATCAGTTGACTATCTTATGGGGTGGACAGAAGACGAAAAAGAGCCTATCCCCATGGATGAGGATAGGCTCGATCAGGAATTTGTGCGGCTTTTCGAGCAGTTGGGCAACGATCAAAAAGACCTTATTGTTCGTGCAATGAAAGGAATTTTATCAGAGAAATGATGAACTCTCTTTCTTCCTCGGTCAGCATAGAAAAGAGTTCTGCTGCGAGAAATGTCTTCGGGCATAGTTGTTCCACGCTTTGATGTTCCCAGTGCATGATGGTACTCCTTTCCTTTTTGCTGCCGGCGCATTTATGATTATAACACACAAGGCGGCGTGATGGCAGATTTCGTGAAAATATAACATTCTTTTGACTTCGACAAGGAGGAGCATTTTATGGCAGGTGAAATTTCGACTGGTGAAATCTATGGTAGATGCCATTTCCTGAAAGAGTGGTTGTTCTGGGATGTTTCTATTCATGCAAGTCAAGCGCAAATTGAGCGGCAAGGGAGAGCCATGAC